TTAAAGATGAATGGCCGATTTCTAACTATGATCTCTACAGGTATGTTGAAAATAAATATGGTCTCACAGAGGTGAATAATGTTCACCACTATGAAACCATTGAAGTTAAAGATAATAGGGGAAGATTGATTTTACCTGGTGGTCAAATAGTTAATCAAGACTTTAAAATTAAAACTCCATATGATGCTTCTGCAACTAAGTTTTATATCACTGATCCAGACATTGGTGGTGGCGGTGGTGCTCCTCCAGATCCTAATGCAAATCCACCTTTTGCTGGTTACGGATCAACAAAGTATACTGGTGTTAACCAAGAAATAAATCCAGTAACAGGAATTTCAAACTATGAGTATGAAACGTTAAAAAATGAAAAGAAAAGAAAGATTCAATTAATGAAACCATCATATCTACAAATATTCTTGAATGATATGAGAAACATTATGCATTATGAAGATAGTAGTCATACAATTAATTCAAGATTATCAGTAACTGATAATACTAGACTACTCGGTCCATAAAAGATCTAACTTCTTATCAAATACCATCACATAACGATGTTTACGTGATCGATCTTTCCATTCACCTTCGGCGTCTCCAATTTTACCCCTCGAATGTTTGGAACCATCGTTGAAGTAAAAGTCTTTCTTTGGATCTGATAAACCGCAGTACCTAAAATTGCAAGCACGATAAATTGTGCCACCATGATGATCACTATCAGCATACGAAATAATTGCTCTGACCTCTGTTTCATTTCTAAGACGTTTAATCGCTCTAGCAACAAACCAAGAAGTAATGTTGTACTCTTCTTGCTGAGTGTCGGGGTGGATGCAGAGTCTTGAGAGTTCAAAGAGTCCTTGCTGCTCATTTCTTTCTAATCCGAAAGCGCCTTTTGCTATTTCAGGAACAGGGAGACCTGTAAAAATACAGACTCCCTGGATACCTCCGATATTTAGAGGACAGAATTGATTGTTTTTATATAAACCGTAATTATATCCAGACTTAAAAGTTTTAGATATATCCTTCAAATAATGAAACCGCAGAAGTAAATCTGCGGCATCGGATTTGGTTACGCGATCAATGTGGTAATCAGATTTCACTTAAACAATAGATTAAAATATGCTGCCACCACTAATAAAGTGAGGCAGATCTGATTGTATTTCACTCTTCAGCGAGTTTAGCAAAGTATGCCATTGCATCATCTTCTTCACCACTAGAAGAACTAGAAGTAACGATATCCTCTGCATTGAAGTCGCCAGGAGTAGAAGTTACTGCAGGTGCAACACCACGACGCTCGTCATTGAACTGGCGTTCTTCCTGAACAGATTCTTCATCTTGGAAACGAGGGGTGCCCTTGTTACCCAAAACATAATCTAGACGCTTCTTGAGAGCATCATACTCTTTAAACTGATCGGGAGCAGTGAACTCAGCGAGAGAGTTTTCTTTCTTCCAGATTGCTTCCATTGCGTCATCGTCGTCCAAGAGTGCGCCTTGTGCTGCAAACTCAGAAGAATCGTAGTTACGATAACCAGCAACGTTCTTTGCCTTCAGTTTGAAGTTAGCACCTTGCCAGAAGTCGAACGGATCGATTGCTTCCTCATCTTCAAACTCAGGTTGCATTGCAGCAGTGAGTTTGTCAAAGATCTTCTTGCCGTACTTATACAGCATCACTCTACCTTCGTTCTGAGGGTTAGCAGGATCTTTTACAACATAGATGTTGCTGATGTAAGTCAGTTTACGCTTCTGCTTACGAGCAGCATCTTTACCTGCATCAGTGCCGTTATTCCACAGCAAAGAGTTGTACTCAGACACAGGATCTTTCTGACCCAAACTAGTCAGAGAGTTTTCAATGTACCAACCACCTGGACCTTGGAAGGCGTGAGAGTACAGTTTCACAAACGGCAGATCTTCGCCGTCAGGAGCGGGGAGGAAACGAATGACGGCATAACCATTGCCGCTCTTATCACATTCCAGTTTCCAGAGACGGTCATCAGAAGAACTGCCGCCATTGTTATTCATTTTTTCGACTTCCTTGACAAGTTTTTGAGTCAGGGAACCCAGTTTTGATTGCTTTTTAAGGTCTGCGAAAGACATTTAGATACCTCGGATAGGTTAGATTGTTTGGATTTGCTTAGATAGTATAACAAAGAATCCATCAGGTGTCAACGTGTTTTTTGAGTGCCTCGATGGTTGCATTCATACTACTGAACAACATAGTCATATCAGTCTCAGGTGGGAAACCCATCATTGCGACTGACTTACGAAGATTCTCTTTCATTTCGACCGCTTTAGGATCGTCTGAAAGAGATAATCTAGTATACATCACTCTTTGCTTTTCTAGCAAGTTTGTGAGTATATTGATATGTTCTAGTTGGTCTTCTTTGGACATCATACTAAAACTGAAGAGAGAACCATAGATTTTCTCTTGAAGATTATTAATTTCAGTTAGTTCTTCCTGAATAATTTCAGAGTCGAAAAATTCACCCATTTACTATTGACCGCAGAAGTTTTTTGTAATTGAATACATCAATATTTATGAAGGGACTATACTTTTTTAATTTCAAACTGACAGTTTCCCACACAGGATCATCTAATTTATTATCGAAATTTTTTGAAAAATGGAAAATTCTTTCGTAAATCACGAAGTTTTCTAGAGATAGTCTCCCGCTCAAATATCTTTTCAGAAGGATGGGATGTCCTTTGGAACAATCGAACAGTTTCTTGAATTCGTTTTCCAAGAACAACTCGTTGCTTTGTTCTTTGAACAAGTAAGTCGAACTCTGTCTTCGTTTTTTCCATTCGGTATAAGTCCTTTCGCCAGAATTGATAATTTCTCCAATCCATAGGTTTTGTGGGTTATCAGAAGCAGAAAAATTGGATACTAAAAAATCAAGAATTTCTTGGTCAGAGTACTTGCGAGAAGTCTTCTCAAACCAATACTTATCTTTTCTCTTATTAAAGGAGGATACGCTAGCACGGGTCTTCGCTCCATATTTGAAGAAATCGTATTTTGGATTTGTGAAATGATTTTTTAGTGAAAGGTAATGTTGATAAGTTTCAAAAGGTGACATAATAAATTTCAAGAATCACTTTCCTCCATATTTTTTGTATCTACCACCTTCGGTAGAAGACCAATCTCTTTTAGTGAATTTACCGGTAGATTTATTCAATTCACCAGTTTTTCCTTTAAGTTTAGCAAGAACTCTCACTGGTGATGGAGCGTTGAGAGCACCTTTCTTACTTGGTTTCATTGGTTTTGGCAATGTTTGTTTCATATTAAGTGGTTGACCACCATAAGTACTTGCAATACTGGCAACTGTTTTTGCATATTCGGGATCAGTTGCATAAGCACCATGACTTACTTCTTTAGAACCAGGAATTTTTGCCCCACCAGGAATTTGAAGTCTTTGAGCAGCCTGAAGAACACTCTCAGAACCTTTGGTTTTATAGTTCCATTTTCTCCTTCTATCTGCAATAGAAGCATCTACACTATCATAGTTTTTGAATGGTTGATTCATCATTACACTGCGACCATTCACAACCTCTCTTGTTCTCATTGAACTGGTGTTTTCACGACCGGTTCCTTTCTGACCAAAATAGTTAAAAGAACCACTTGGATATTTGCCATATCCAGTTTCTAATGCTGCCTGAGAAGCAATAGTATCTGCCTCTATAGCACTAGCACCTTGAGAAATTGCCCTTCTCTTTATATCGCTATAAAATTTTTGATTTCTATCTTCTTGTATAATCTGACAAAAACTGGAGAAGGTTTTCATTTTTTTATCTCTTATGAGAATATTTATCTAGATGGGCAGTTTTGCTCTTGAAGTTCTCTTCATAAAGTTGAGACGTGTCGCATCCCACTTAAGTTTCTCTTTTAGAGGTTTTGAAACGAGTTTGGTAATTGAGTCTACCTCAAGTTCATTGATTTCGCAATAGTGTACGATAGCATCAATATAGTTAAATTTTTCTTCGGAAGCAATTTTTTCAATTTCCAAGGCAAATTTGGAAGGAGTTAAAAATTTACTTTCGATTGCTTTCTCTAGTTCTTTATTAGGTTCCATAGAGCTCCAGTTTATCTCTAACAAACTTTCCAATGTACTCG